GTTGATGGTTTTGATTTAGTAGATATATCAAACACATTATTTTTCTATATACAAGCACCTAGTATAGGTTTAAGTTTTAGAGACACTTCTAAATTAGAAATTTCATCGTGTGAATTAATACGTTGGTATGATGAAACAACTAATGGAACTGCAAATCCTCCAGGTTGGGCTACATGTTCTATGATAGAATTAAGAGCAAACAATTTTGCATCATTTGGTGCTGTTAATATTAATGGTTGTATTATTCATCCACAGCAAACACAGAACGGTATTGATATAGGCACAAGCTCTACCACAGGTTTTGGTACAATATCATCTAATGCATTTATAAATGTAGGGCTTACAACAGGAAAAGTATTCAAACCACAAGGTTTAACTTTTTTACCTGAATATTCACTTCCTGCAACATATAATTATGATGTATTTGCTAACCAAGGCTTATTAAACTCAACAAGTGGTATAGTTGCTACATTAAATGGTAATGCACTTATAACATCTGCAAGTTTAACCCCTATAGCAATAAATGCTACTACTGTATCTCCTCAAGCTTCAGTAAGATTTGGCACATCTACTGGTGGTGAAGTTACATATTTTGGAACAAAACAAATATATTGTTCAATACATGCATCGGTAACTTTGAATGGTAATGGTAATGATGATACATATAGCTTAACATTATGGAAAGATTCTGGATCAGGTTATGTAGAATTGACTGGTAGTGAAGTTTCAGCAGAAACTGATTCAGGAGGTTCTGTTACATTACAAGAAGTATCACTTGCTATAAATTATGGAACATTATTTAATAATGGGGATAAATTAGAACTAAGAATTGCTTCTGGTGGTCCTAATACTTGCATAGTACCTTCTTACCAACTAGTAGTAAGGGAGTAGAAAACAAACAACAATCAAATCAAATTAAATTAAATTAAATGAATGAATCAATAGTAAAGCACCTCAATTTTGGAGAGGATGCTAAGAGTAAAATATTAGGTGGTATAGATAAACTAACTAAAGCAGTTAGTTCCACACTTGGGGCTGGTGGTAAATGTGTTATACTAGAAGATAACATGGGTAATCCACAGATAACAAAAGATGGTGTAACTGTTGCTAACAGTGTTGTTTTGTTAGATCCAGTAGAAAACATGGGTTCTAAGTTATTGAAAGAAGCAGCTAGAAAAACTGTTAAAGAAGCTGGTGATGGAACAACTACAGCAACAGTTCTTGCTCACTCAATATTAAATCAAGCAATGTCTGAATCAAATAAAAACATTAATGTTAGAGATCTTAAAAACGGTATAAATTCGGCTGTAGAAAAAGTAGTTAAATACTTAGAAAACTCTTCCTCACAAGTTAAAGGAGAGGTAATAAAACAAGTTGCTACAATATCAGCCAATAATGACAACAGCTTAGGTGAAACTATTGCTGAGGCTTTTAATCAGGTTAATGAAACAGGTATCGTAATGATGGAAACACACGAAAGATCAGAGACAATTGTTGAAAAAATAGAAGGCATACAGTATGATTCAGTATTGAAAAACCCTCACTTTATAACAAACCAAGAAACCGGTAATGCGGAATTAGAAAAACCATTGGTTTTAATAATCGAAAGTAAGGTAGACAATCAAAGAAAAATACAAGGTATATTAGAGTACATTATAAAAGACTTAAAAGCTAAAAGACCTATACTTATTATTGCAGACGTAGAGCCTCAGGTTTTAGCAATGATAGCTATGAATAAAATAAAAGGCAATTTAAAAGTCAATGTTATTGATCCACCACCTTACGGCTTAAGTAAAAAAGAAATACTAAATGATCTTGCTCTACTTACTGGTGCTACTGTTATAAATGAAGACTTAGGAGATGACATGGATCTTATACAGCCTGAACATTTAGGAGAATGCTTAAAATCCATCACAAGTACAGAAAACACGTTATTAAAGCTTGAATCAATACCTGAAGATGTTAAAGACGTTGTAAACTCTATAAAAAATAAAATAGAGGAGACTAAAAATCCAAACCTAATAATTAGGTATGAAAAAAGGTTAGCTAGATTAAACGCTAAAGTAGCTGTTGTTAAAGTTGGTGCTAATTCAGATGTAGAGCTAAAAGAAAAGAGAGATAGAGTAGAAGATGCTATTTGTGCTACAAAAGCCGCAATAAAAGAAGGTATAGTCCCAGGTGGGGGAATTGCCTTATTAAATGCTTCACAAAGCATTAAAGCAAAAAACCCAAGTGAACAAGTATTGTTAGACGCGATAAAAGCGCCTTATAAAACAATATTAGAAAACGCTGGTATAAATGACTACGAAGCACCAAAAATAAAAGGTAGAGGTTTAGATGTGGTTACAGGTAAAACAGTAAATATGGTAAAGTCTGGAATAATTGATCCTCTATTAGTAACAAAAAGTGCTTTACTTAATGCGGCTTCAGTAGCAACTACTATATTATCTACAGATTGTGTAATCAATAATTTAAGAACTGATGAAAGCAATAGGTAAATACGTAGTTATAAAAGAGGTTAAAAGCAACGCAACTGTAACTAGTGGTGGTTTAGAGTTAACAGAGAAGACTAGAGAAGACATAAGGTATAGAGAAGGTGAAGTTATAAACATAGGAACTGATGTTGTAGGAGTTAGCAATGGTGATAATATATATTATGACAAACATGCTGGTTTTAAAGTTGATATTAAAGATTGTGATTACAAGGTTATAAAAGAAAGTGATATAGTAATAGTTTTATGAAAAAAATAGATGCAGGTGACTTAAAAGACATGCATTTTTTAAAACATTACCGTATTATACGTAAATGGGCATGTAAAACGTGTAATCTTAGAGATGCGGACTTAGAGCTGTTATTATACTTAAATGCTTTAGATTTCTTTACTATAGAAGATTTTAAAATAGGTACATACTCTTATAGCTGGGACAACAGGCGCTGGAACAGATTATTGAAGGAAGATTGGATAGTTGTCTGGAGACATAGGAACAGGACTACTCAGAAGTACAACATGTATAAAGTTTCATTCAAGTGCAAACAGTTAATAAGCAGAATATACCGAATTATAGTGGGTGATGAAGACATCCCAGAAACAAATAGAGCAAATAGAATTATGAAGGGAAATAGTTATAGTGATAAAGTATTATCTAAGTCCATTCAAAATGTAAACAAAGATAAAACAAGATAATTATGATTGATCCTATTCAACCTTTAACACCTCAGCAGCAAGCAGCCTTAGAATTTCAAAATACTAGAAATAAGTTTCAAGCTGCGCCAACTTCAGTTATTAACCCTAGCGTTTCAGATCAAACAACGTTTGAAAACATGAATGCGTTAGCTCAAAATACTACAAATACACCATTAGATCCAAATTATGTGGATCCTAACAAAATAGTTTAAAAAATAAAAGTTATGCCAGCATACGGAAAAAATCAAGCTCCAGCAGGAGTTAACAAAACAAAACCAGGTAAAAACTGTGGCACTAGAACAATGGTTTCTAAAAACACAAATATACGTAGCACTTTATCTATAAGTGGTGTGGAATACAAAGGTAACGCAGTATTAAACGCTAACAAATGATGAATTTAACTGATCTTAAACTGTATTGTTTAAACGCATCAGCTTTTACGATTAGTCTAACTGACTGGTTAGAACCAACATTGAAATTAACTTTATTAATTGTTACAATAGGTTATACTGCACATAAATGGTATGCTTTCAGAAAAGACAGGAACGAGGGAAGTGATGGGTGATTTAACAACTAATTTTAATAAGTCAGAGTTTAATTGCAATTGTGGCTGCGAAATGCCAGAAGATGTTTTTGAAAACGTTGAGGTTCACGCACAAAACTTACAGACAATTAGGGACTTTTGCGGGTCTTCAATAGTTATAAATAGCGGCTACAGATGCCCTACTTATAATGCTAAAATAGGTGGAGCTTCAAAATCACAACACATGACTGGTAATGCTAGCGATATAGTTATATCAAACATGTCTGATAATGAAGTTGCAGATATAGTAGAAGGTTTAATAAGAATAGGTGCAATTGAAGAAGGAGGCCTTGGAAGATACAACACATTTACCCACTATGACCGAAGAGGCACTAAGGCTAGATGGGATAATAGAACTAAATAAAAAAAATGAAGAAATTACTAGAATCAATAAAAAGACTTGTCAACTCTCCGCTAATGAGATTTTTGTTAGCATTAACAGCTATGTTGGCATTAATAGTTAAAAATGAAACATTTATGAGCGGTATAGCTTGTGGTGTTGCTATTAGAGAATTTCTATTAGCATTCAAACAAGATTAAAATCAAAAACAAAAACACAAAAATAATAAAAAAATGGCAAGAATAAGCAAAAAGTACGGTGAACCAACAGGTGTTGGTGGAAATAAAAAGCCCTCGAATGACATTACAGAGTTAACCAGTTTAAATGGCAATAAAGGTACATATACCCCAAACAAAGGCACAGGTGGTGGTGGTACATTTAGAAGTGATAATAGCGGCACAATAACTAGAATGAACCAGGCTCAGTACAAATCATCATTAACAAAGCAAAAAATTAAAGCAGAAATGGATACGAATAGAGCAAGTAAAGCTAGATCAAAACGTATATCAATGTCCGATAAAGTTACATCAAAACCAGCCCAACTTTTGAAATCTAAAGTAGATGAAGGTCCTGGTAAATTAAGACAGTAATACATCCAAAGTGCCTAAAAAGAAAGATCGAAAGAAATTTAAAGACACTAAAGTAGGGGTTTTTTTAAAAGAGAAAGCCCCTAAAATACTAGATAGTATTGGAGACTTATTACCTGATCAAGGAGCTTTTGGTGTTGTTAAAAACCTTATCAGTAAAGACGAAACTTTACCTCCAAAAGATAAAGAAGAAGCGTTGAGGTTGTTAGACTTGGATATGGAAGAGATGAAAAATATCTCTGACAGGTGGAAGTATGACATGCAATCAGATTCTTGGTTATCTAAAAACACAAGACCTTTAGCGTTGATATACCTAACAGTATGTATGACATTATTTATAGTATTTGATTCAGTGCAATTAATATTTGATATGAAAGCCGCTTGGATAGATTTACTACAAACACTACTAGTTACGGTATACGTAGCTTACTTTGGCTCAAGAGGAGCAGAAAAAGTATTTATAAACAAAGATAAAAAATAAATAAAATGGGAGCAAGAGGAGTACAAGGTAATATGGCCGCACAAGTTAGAGTAATGGGGCATGATGCCGCAGTAATAACTTACAACGCAGTAATACCGGGAACAGAAACTAGAGGAGTAGCGTTATATGTAGGTGTTGGACCAACAGATATAGAATGCACACTAGAAAGTGGTAATCAAGTCACCTTCAAAGCGGTGGCAGCAGGAACTTTTATGCCTATATTAGTTACTCAAGTGAGATCAGCGACTGGAACAGTCTCAGGTGATGGTAACTTATTAGCTATATACTAGATGAATATACTACCTAACTTTAACATGATTGGTACCAACCGTGTAAACGCAGGAGGAGGTGGTGGTGGCGGTTTTACTAACACCTATTCGTTAGCATTAGATGGAGTTGACGATTATGTAGATTGTGGTGATGTAACTACTTTAGATAATGTAACTAGTGCAACTTGGTCAATTTGGGCTAATAGTTCAATTACTACAAGTTATCACTATCTGATGTCTTGTTACTCAACAGGTTTTAAGCAATATTTATTTAAGCAATCTACTAATAAAATAGATATTTTTCTTGCTGACTCAAGTGGAACTTTAAGATTAATGAATACATCAAATTTTACTTTTACTGTTGGTGTTTGGTTTCATATTGCTATGGTCTATGATGAAACAGAGGTAAGTGACGCAGACAAACTTAAAGTTTATATAGATGGTGTACTACAAACAAACACAGTTTCAGGTTTTGCTTTAACTTCATTATATACTTCTAAAGGAAATTCAACTGAAATAGGAAAAGCTGGGGGCTATACTACAAATGAATTTTTTGGCAACTTAGACGAGGTGGCAATTTTCACTACTGCTAAAACTCAATTAGAAATTACAGATATTTATAATTTAGGCACACCAACTGATTTAAGTGCTTTAGCTGGTTTAACTAATTGGTACAGAAACGGAGATAACGGAACTTGGAAATCTCCACAATGGCTAATCCCTAACAATGAGAACAAAACCAAATTTTCAAACTATAGTTTTGAGTATGATGGAATTGACGATTATGTAGATTGTGGTGCTATTACTCAAATTAATTCTGCAAGTGCTTTAACTTTTTCTTTTTGGGGTAAAAAACCTATTTCTACTGAGAAGTTAGTAGTTGGTTCTTCGATAACAGGAACTAATGGTATTTGGCTTAGTTGGTGGTCAGATGGTAATGTATATTTTTCCCCAAGAAATGGGGCTTATAGTAATGCATCTTTTGCATTAGCTCACGATACAAATTGGCATCATTTTGCTGGTGTATATGATGGTTCTATAATTACAGCTGATAGGTGTATATTGTATGTTGATGGGGTAAAGGTTGCTAATAGTTTAAGTGGTGTACCAACTTCACTTAGTGCTACGGCAGGTAATAATTTCCAAATTGGTGCATTACTTGGAACTTATTTTACTAGTGCAAACATTGATGAGGTTGCAGTATGGAACTCAGCTTTAACTTCTTCAGATATAACTACAATCTACAATTCAGGTACTCCCAACGATTTATCTTCACTTTCACCTGTTGGATATTGGAGAAGTGAACAAAGTTATTTTACTGATAATTGGTTAGTTGATAATTCTGCATTAAGTAACTATTCTACAAGGTCATTTGCTTTTGATGGTGTGGACGATGAAATTAATTGTGGTGATGTTTTACACAATGATGGTCAAACACCAATGACATTATCTGCTTGGGTAAATATTTCAACTCCTGCATCACACACAAGAATTTACACTATTGCGGGAAAGAAAAGAAAAAGAAATGCCCCACTATATGCAATGAGAGGTTGGGATATTGGTTTTATAACATCAGGTACTCAACAAAATCGTTTACAATTTAGGATAGTGGGAGTGGACTCGGGAGGCTCTACCATAGGTACAATACAGAAAAAAGGATTGGGAACAGTTTTTGTAGATGGGTTATGGCATCATGTGGTGGTTACCTATGATGGCTCAGAAAGTGCAAGTGGAGTTAAATTTTATGTAGATGGAGTTGAAGATACATTAACACAAACATTGATAGACAGTCTTTCAGGTAATTCAGTAAATGACCCAACAGTAGACTTTAAAATAGCAACTGCACCTAGATATGGCGGAAATGATTTCTATAATGGAAACATTGACGAATTAGCAATATGGAGTACTACCGCTTTAACTCAAGAACAAGTAACTACTCTTTACAATGGTGGAGAACCCGCAAGAATAGATGGTGCTACTGCACATTGGAGAATGGGCGAAGATGCTACATTTAACACTAATTGGAATGTTCCTGATAATGTAGGAAGTGCAACAGGAACAAGTGCAAATATGACAATATCAGATTTAGAAGGTAACGCACCAAATTACACAGGTGGTGGCTTATCAAATAATATGACAATAGAGGACAGGGTAGGAGATGCAAGTAATAGCACTTCAAATGCTTTATCTTTAAATATGGACGAAGTTGATAGAGAGACAGACGTACCTTAAAAAACAATAAAAAATGGCACACAATACAAGAACATATGCAGTAATTAATTTAACAGATGTTGGGTTAATAGATTTTTCACAAATAGGTCAAAGCTCCGCTTCTACAATTAGAAAGAGTTTAGACGATACTCAATTTGTAATTAAATGGGAGGACGGTTACACACCAACTTTTATAACTGATTTTTCGGTTGTTCCAGTCGCTGATTATGACCACCATTCAATACTTGAATTAATGGCAACACCGGCTTGGTCAGAACCATTACCAGAAGAATAATTAAAAAATAAAATTAAATTAAATGAAAATTAAAGACGAACAATTAAAAAGAATACAAGATATTCAAAAAGAATTAAGCGAGACATTAAACTCTATAGGTTATCTAGAATCTCAAAAGCATGCTTTACTTCACAAGATAAAATCTATAAACGAAGAAGATCAAAGAATAAAAGCAGAGTTAGAGGAAGAATACGGATCAGTTAATATAAATGTAGAAGACGGATCTTACACTGAAATTGAAGCTGAGCTTGAAAAAGTTGAGGACTAATGAAAGCTATAATAAGAAAAATTAGCATAGGTTCTGATTACAAAAATGATGCAATGCATTATTCTGTTGGTCAACAGGTTTATGGTGGACATACTATAGCTAATATAGTTTTGAATGATGATGATCGTTCTTATAGCATTTTTATTGAAAAAGATAATGAGGTTTTACCTTGGAAAAACTTCAACAAGAATATGTCTATATCTGTTGAATACGATTTAGAATACTAATGCAAGGTTTATATAATTTCATAATAAAGCCATTGAATGGTAGATATGAAAATGTTAAAAAAATAGGAGAAAACGAACTTATAGTTAATACTAGTGTTGAAAACCACAACTTCGTTAGCAAGAGAGCTATAGTCATATCTACACCAAAAGCTTATAATACACCTATTAAAAAAGGTGATGAAGTTGTTGTTCATCACAACATATTTAGAAGGTACTACGATATGAGAGGTGATGAAAAGAATAGCGGTTCTTATTTTAAAGATAATATGTATTTTTGTAATATTACTCAGATATATTTGTATAAAAACAATGATGAGTATAACACTAACTTAGATTATTGTTTTGTTAAACCTATAATCCATGATAAGGATTTTAGTCTAGAAAAAGAAGTTCCACTAAAGGGTATTATTAAGTACTCTAATAAACAACTTGAAAGTATTGGCATAAGTAGTGGAGAATTAATAACGTTTACACCTAATTCAGAGTTTGAGTTTTATTTTGGTAGTGAACGTTTATATTGTATGAAATCTAATGATATTGCACTAACACATGAATACGAAGGAAACGAAAAAGAGTATAATCCAAGCTGGGCGAATAGCAGTTGAGGAATTGATTAAAGTTGCTAAAGAACCTATAGTCAACACGGATGATGATGTCACAGCAGATAGACTAAAAAATGCTGCAGCTACAAAGAAACTAGCTATATTTGATGCGTTTGAAATACTCCATAGAATGGAGGAAGAAGAAGCGTTGTTAGAAGATAAACCAAAGGAAGCAAACAAACCTGAGAGATCATTCTCTATATCACCAGAAACTAGGAAGAAATGAGTTATCAACAATCATTATTTAAAATAATAAAAGATGTTGTTAATCCTAAGGTTTTAAAAAAAAGTAACAGACTAAAAAAGTGGGAATACGGTTATAATTACGATTACGATTTTATTGTTATTAGTAAAACTGGACAAATTGGACAGATCATTGAAATACAAAACCTCCGCATTGCTTTACCAGCAATCAATGAACCGGTTAAACGAAGCGAAGATAAAAGCGAACAATACTGGGAAAAACAACCTTACCCGAAAGAACTTACTAAAATAAAGAGCACTTTTGAGTGGGACCAATATCCTATACAGTTTAAAGAAAAATGGGTTGACTATATTGAAAAAGAATTTAATTACAGAGAAGAAGGTTATTGGTATTATAACAATGGTACTCCTAACTACATTACTGGTACTCACTACATGTACTTGCAATGGTCAAAGATTGATGTTGGCTCAGCCGATTATAGAGAATCAAACAAGTTATTTTTCTATTTCTGGGAAGCTTGCAAAGCAGATCAAAGGTGTTACGGGATGTGCTACCTTAAAAACAGACGTTCAGGATTTTCCTTTATGGCTTCTGCAGAACTCACCAACCAAGCAACAATGTCAAGTGACTCTAGATTTGGCATACTATCAAAGACAGGGGCTGATGCAAAGAAAATGTTTACTGATAAAGTCGTACCCATATCAGTTAACTATCCGTTCTTTTTCAAACCGATACAAGATGGTATGGATCGCCCTAAAACTGAATTGGCGTATAGAGTTCCGGCTTCAAAGTTAACAAGAAGGAAATTAGATTCTGGAGAAAAGTTAGAGGAGATAGATGGATTAGATACAACCATTGACTGGAAGAACACTGGAGACAACAGCTACGATGGTGAAAAACTAAAGTTGTTAGCACACGACGAAAGCGGTAAATGGGAAAGACCTGACAATATAAAGAATAACTGGAAAGTTACTAAAACTTGTCTTAGGTTAGGTAGAAGAATTATAGGTAAGTGCATGATGGGTTCAACGTCAAATGCTTTAGATAAAGGAGGGCAAAACTTTAAAGACATATATAGTAATTCAGATGTAACCAATAGGAATAAGAATGGCCAAACGAAGTCAGGTTTGTATTCTTTGTTTATACCTATGGAATGGAACTACGAAGGTTATATAGATATGTTTGGTATACCTGTATTTGATACACCTAAAAAACCAGTCAAAGGTATAGATGGATTACCAATACATATAGGTGTTATAGAATATTGGGATAATGAGGCAGAAGGCTTAAAGAGCGATCAAGATGGTTTAAATGAATTTTTCAGACAATTCCCAAGAACTGAGAAACATGCTTTTAGAGACGAAACTCAAGAAAGTTTATTTAATCTAGTTAAAATATACGAGCAAATTGATTGGAATGAAGAGTTAAATAATACTGTAAATGTAACTACAGGTAATTTTCAATGGGAGAATGGTGTGAAAGAAACTAGAGTTATTTTTCTTCCAAACAACGGTGGTAGATTTAAAATATCATGGATTCCACCTAAAAATCTTCAAAATCGTGTAATACTAAAGAATGGAGTGAAATACCCAGCAAACGAGCACATAGGTGCTTTTGGTTGTGATAGTTATGATATTTCAGGAACAGTTGACAAAAGAGGTTCTAACGGAGCTTTACATGGCTTAACTAAGTACAGTATGGAAGATGCTCCACCTAATCACTTTTTCTTAGAGTATATATCTAGACCGCCAACTGCTGAAATATTTTTTGAAGATGTATTGATGGCGTTAGTTTTTTATGGGATGCCTATACTAGCAGAAAATAATAAGCCTAGATTACTTTACTATTTAAAAAGAAGAGGTTATAGAGGTTTTTCAATGAATAGACCAGATAAAACCTGGAATAAACTATCAATAACTGAAAGAGAAATTGGTGGCATACCTAATTCATCAGAAGACATTAAACAAGCTCATGCAGCAGCAATAGAAACTTATATAGAAAATTATGTAGGTTTAAGTGAGGATTCTTATGGTGATATGTATTTTCAAAGAACTCTAGAAGATTGGGCTACATTCAATATAAATAACAGAACAAAACACGATGCTTCTATAAGTTCTGGATTAGCAGTAATGGGTTGTAACAGAAATATGTATAAACCTATAGCTGAAAGAACAACAAAGTTTGTAAACTTAGGTATTAAAAAATATAATAACGAGGGTAGTATTTCAAAAATAATAAAATAAATGGTTAATACTAATAGCAATAGTTCATTTCCTGATCAGGTGGTACCTGATATAGAGAAACAAACACTTGAGTACGGAACCCAGGTAGGTAGAGCTATAGAAGGAGAATGGTTTTGGTCTGGTAGAAATGGGGATAGATTTTCAACTAACTATAATAACTTCCACAGATTAAGGTTATATAGTAGAGGTGAACAATCAGTACAAAAATACAAAGATGAGCTTTCCATTAATGGAGATTTATCTTACTTAAATTTAGATTGGAAACCTGTACCTATTATACCTAAATTCGTAGATATACTAGTGAATGGTATGTCACAAAGAAATTATGAAATAACAGCTTATGCTCAAGATCCTGTATCTCTAGTTAAAAGAACTCAATATGCTGAGGCTTTACATAGGGATATGATACATAAAGAACTTATTAAAAAAACTAAACAATTAACAGGGTTAGATATATCAAAAGAGGGTGGTAAAGGATTAGAGTTAGAGGATGAGGATGATTTATCATTGCATTTGCAGATGGATTATAAACAGTCTATTGAAGTTGCAGAAGAAGAATTAATAAACAATGTACTAGATAACAATAAATATGATCTAGTAAGAAAAAGATTAACTGAAGATTTAACAGTACTTGGTATTGCTTGTGATAAAACTAGTTTTAATAGATCTGAAGGTGTTACTGTTGATTATGTTGATCCAGCTAACTTAATATATTCTTATTCCGAAGATCCTAACTTTGAAGATATTTATTACGTTGGAGAAGTTAAGTCTATAAGTTTACCAGAATTAAAGAAGCAGTTTCCTCACTTAACATCAGAACAGTTAGAAAGAATTCAAAAATATCCTGGAAATAGTAACTACACTAGAAATTGGAATGGTAGGGACAATAACAACGATATTCAAGTATTGTATTTTGAGTACAAAACTTACGCTAACCAAGTTTGGAAAATAAAACAAACAGCTAATGGATTAGAAAAGTCTATAGAAAAAACAGATACTTTTAATCCACCAGAAAATGATAATTTTGATAAGTCATTTAGAGCTATAGAAGTTTTGTATAGTGGAGCTAAAATCCTAGGTCATGATGAGATGTTAGAATGGAAACTAGCTGAAAATATGACAAGACCTTATGCTGATACAGTAAAGGTTAAAATGAATTATAATATATGTGCACCAAAAATGTACAAGGGTAGAATTGAGTCAACAGTAAGTAGAATAACAGGTTTTGCTGATATGATTCAATTAACTCACATGAAAATACAACAAGTGTTATCAAGAGTTGTTCCTGATGGTGTTTATGTGGATGCTGATGGTTTAGCTGAAATAGATCTAGGTAATGGTACAAATTACAATCCAGCAGAAGCTTTAAACATGTATTTTCAAACTGGTAGTATTATCGGTAGATCATTAACTCAAGATGGAGATGCTAACAGAGGTAAAATACCTATACAAGAGCTGCAATCATCTAGTGGTGGTCAAAAAATACAATCGCTAATACAAACTTATCAGTATTATCTACAAATGATAAGAGATGTAACCGGATTAAATGAAGCTAGAGATGGTAGTACACCGGATAAACATGCTTTAGTAGGATTACAAAAGCTAGCTGCAGCTAATTCAAATACTGCAACTAGACATATACTACAATCAATACTTTATTTAACACTTAGGACATGCGAGAACATAGCTTTGAGAGTATCTGATGCGTTGATGTTTCCATTAACCAGAGAGTCTCTTAAATCAAGTATATCTAAGTATAATGTTGCTACATTAGAAGAGTTGATAAATAATAACACTCACGATTTTGGTATATATCTAAAGTTAGAGCCAGATGAGGAAGAAAAAGCAATGCTAGAACAAAACATACAAGTTGCTTTACAGGGTGGTCAAATATATCTAGAAGATGCAATTGATGTTAGAGAAGTAAATAACATAAAGCTAGCAAACCAAGTTTTAAAGAAAAGAAGAGTAAAGAAAATGAAGGAGGATCAAGCTGCTCAACAAGCTAACATCCAAGCTCAAGCTCAAGCTCAAGCAGAGACAGCTGAAAGAACAGCAATGGCTGAATTGCAGAAAAATCAAGCTATGGCTGAGACTACATTACAAATAGAACAAGGTAAGTCTCAATTTGCAATACAGAAAATGCAACAGGAAGCAGAGATAAAAAAAGGTTTGATGGAATTAGAGTTTCAATTTAATATGCAGCTAGCTCAAGTAGAATCACAGGCTAAAACTCAAAATGAAAATTCTAAAGAAGACAGAAAAGATAAAAGAACTAAAATACAAGCAACACAACAAAGTGAACTAATAGATCAAAGAAAGAATGATTTATTACCTAAAAACTTCGAATCTTCAGGTAATGACAACCTAGGAGGATTCGGATTAGAGCAATTTGCTCCAAAATAAATACTATTAACTATTATATTATATTATGTCAGAAAAAGTAGAACAAGAAGGTGAATTTAAAATGAAACCTAAAGCTAAGAAATTAACTGAAAAAGAAATTCCAAAAACAATAAAAGTTGATTTAAGCCAGAAAAACAAAGAACAAGAAGATGCCATTCAAGAACCAAAAGCAGAGGGTAGCGTGCTACGTGAAGAAAAAGAACAATCCAAAGAACAAGTGGAACTGCAAAAAGTGGGATCAGAAAATAACGAGGAAACTAAAGCGGTAATACAAGAAATTAAAGATGAAGACGATTCAGCTAACGACAGCGGAGTGGTTGGAAGCAATGAAAGTTCCGACACCACACAGGAACAAGAGAAAATATTACAGGAAAAGCAAACACAAAAAAAGCTACCTGAAAATATAGAAAAACTAGTTTCTTTTATGGAAGAAACTGGAGGGACTATAGAAGATTATACTAGACTTAATGCTGATTATAGTAGTGTTGATGATAGTATACTATTAAGAGAATATTATAAGCAATCAAAACCTCATCTAGATTTAGATGAAGTAGATTTTATGCTTGAAGATAAATTCTCGTATGACGAGGATGTGGACGAGGAGCGAGATGTCCGAAAGAAAAAACTCGCTATGAAAGAAGAAATTGCAAAAGCCAAAAGTTTTTTAGAAGAAACTAAGAGTAAGTATTACGATGAGATCAAGTTGAGACCAGGCGTAACTCAAGATCAGAAAAGAGCTATGGACTTTTACAGTAAACACAACGATGAACAAAAATCTGCTAAAGAAAAGCATGAGATGTTTAAAAATAAAACTAAAAATTTTTTCGATGAGAAGTTCAAAGGTTTTGAATTTAAAGTTAATGAAAAAAGATTTAGGTATAGTTTAAACAAACCTGATGATGTAGCTGACAAACAATCTAATATTTCTAACTTAATCCAGAAGTTCATGGATGATAAAGGAAATGTAAAAGATTATGAAGGTTACCACAAAGCTATTTATATGGCAGAGAATGCAGACACTGTTGCTAACCATTTCTACGAGCAGGGTAAAACCGATGCTATTAGGGATATTAATGCTAAATCAAAAAATATAAGTAATGAACCAAGGACTACGTCTGGAGGTGATGTTTATATAAATGGTTTAAAAGTTAAGGCTATAAATGGTGTCGATAGTTCTAAGTTGAAAATTAAAACAAAAAATAACACTTAAAAAAAATAAATAAATCATGGGATTTAATACAAGCGGGAGTTTTCCTGCATCGATAGTGCCAGCTCAAAATAGAATGGCATTATCATCAAACTACTTAGCATTTGATGGTGCTGGTGGAGGTACATTTGCTCAGCAATACTTACCAGAGCTTTATGAAGCTGAAGTAGAAAGATACGGAAACAGAACTATAGGTGGTTTCCTAAGAATGGTTGGCGCTGAAATGCCAATGACATCTGATCAAGTAATTTGGTCTGAACAAAATAGATTACACATTGCATATAAAGGTTTAGCTGGAAACATTGCTACGGTTGGTGCAATACATACTGTAACACCAACATTACCTGCTGGTAACACTAACATAGCTGTTAGAAAAAACCAAACAGTATTGTTAGTTGACAGTGCTACTAAACTAGTTACTTACAAAGTTTTAGTTACTAGAGTAGAAGATGCTGCTGGTAATGAAGTTGCTGATGGAGCTTCTGCTGCAGTTAAGTTTGAATGTAAAGGTTATGCGGCTGATGCTTTACCTGCTGGTCTTACTGGAACAACTGCTGTTGACATGTTTGTTTATGGTTCTGAGTTTAAAAAAGGTACTAACGGAATGGAAGGTTCTGTTGAGCCTACTTTTAAACAATTTCATAACTCTCCAATAATCATAAAAGACAAGTACCAAATAAACGGTTCTGACACTGCTCAAATTGGTTGGGTTGAAGTTGCAACTGAAGATGGTACGTCTGGTTATTTATGGTATTTAAAAGCTGAGTCTGAAACAAGACTAAGATTTGAAGATTACCTTGAAATGGCTATGGTAGAAGGTGAATTAGCTGCTGCTGGTACATCTTTAATTGGTGACAACTATAAAGGTACTGAAGGTCTATTCGCTGCAATCGAAGAAAGAGGAAATGTATATGCTGGTTTTGCTGGTGCTGCAGCTCCTGGTGCTGGTGCAATTAGCGATTTTGATGAGGTTCTTAAGAATCTTGACAAGCAAGGTGCAATTGAAGAAAACATGTTATTCTTATCTAGATCTACTGCTCTTGATTTTGATGACATGATAGGTGCTCAAGCTGGTGGAGGTTACTCTTCTACTCAAGCTGTTTCTTACGGGTTATTCAATAATGAAGCTGATATGGCTTTAAATTTTGGATTCTCTGGTTTTAGAAGAGGTTCTTATGATTTCTACAAAACTGACTGGAAATACCTTAACGATGCTTCTACAAGAGGTCTAGTTGATAACATTGATGGTGTTTTAGTTCCTGCTGGAACTTCAACAGTTTACGATCAAATGTTAGGTAAGAACATTAGACGACCTTTCTTACACACTCGTTACAGAGCTTCTGAAGCGGATGATAGAAGAATGAAGTCTTGGATCACTGGTTCTGTTGGTGGTGCTTACACTTCTGACTTAGATGCAATGCAAGTACATTTCTTATCTGAGAGATGTTTATGTGTACAAGCGGCTAACAACTTTGTGTTGTTCAAAGCAGCGTAAATATATATGTGGGGTGACTATGTTGCCCCACTTTATTAATCTTTAAAAATAAGAAAAAATGGGATATATAAAATTTGCAAAAGTAGCTTCTACCAATGGTGGAAAAGCTGATTTGCTACCTTGTGACAATGTGATACATGTTGGAACACCAACCGCTACCCAAGTTGTACTTACATTAGATGCTAACGCGGCTGTAGATACAATTACTGTAACTTACCCTACTCAAACTGATTTCAGTGGAATTAGGGATGCTGTAAATGATGCTATTGAATCAGCAAATGGGGCTTCTGGTCCTGCTATTTTAGTGAACATGGTTGATATTTCGTCAATTGCTTTCGCATAAAAAATAATAAGATCCCGTTTCGGCGGGGTCTTTTTTTAAATTATATTATATTATATTATGGAAACAAAAGAAAAAAAACAAACAAAAAAAATTGAAACTCCTAAATGGGAAGTTAAAGATAGGAATTATTATTTAACTGGAGATAAAGAACCATTAACGTATACTATACCATCTAGACACACTAGAAGATATCCTTTAGTTTGGTTTGATGAAGAAAAAGGTTACGAAAGAGAGCTTAGATATGCTACAAATCAAAAAAGTGTTTTTGTAGATGAACAAGAAGGACCATGTACTTTAAAGCATATAGTATTTCAAGATGGTGTATTAAGTGTACCTAGAAACAAAACTAGTTTGCAAAAGTTTTTAGATGTACATCCAATGAAGGGTGTTATATTTGATGAAGTTGATGAAGTTGCTGAAGCTATAGATGAGTTAGATTACTTAGAATTAGAAATCGAAGCTATGAACTCTGCTTACTCAATGGAAATTGATCAAGCTGAAGCTATACTTAGAGTTGAACAAGGATCTAGTGTTTCTACAATGACTTCTAAGCAGATAAAAAGAGATGTATTAGTATTTGCTAAAAGAAATCCAGTTCTGTTTATAGAATTAGCTAATGATGATAATGTAATGCTAAGAAACTTTGCTATTAAAGCTACTGAAGCTAATATAATATCTCTAAGTGGAGACCAAAGAACATTTATTTGGGTTACAAATGGTAAAAAACTAATGACAACTCCTTTTGATGAAAGTCCATACTCTGCAATTGCAGCATGGTTTAAAACTGATGAAGGTCTACAGGTTTATAAATCTATAGAGAAAAAGTTCAAATAACATGTAACTATATATAAGGCGGCACTTACGCCGCCTTTTTTTTTACAATAAAAAATTTAAAATGGCGATAAACGTAGATACGGTTTACAAAACCGTCTTATCAATACTCAACAAAGAACAGCGTGGTTATTTAACACCAGATGAGTTTAATAAGATAGGCACTCAAGTGCAATTAGAAATCTTTGAAAAATACGTAGAAGATTTAAACCAACAACTACGTGTACCAGAAAACGAAAGCGAATATGGTAATCGCGTTAAAAATATAGATGATTCTTTATCTGTATTTAAAAAGACAGGTGTTTCGCCTGCTTACGCTGGTGGTTACTTTAGTCAACCAGCTGATTTACATCGCATAGGAACTGTAATATATAAAGATACTACAGAACTTCAGAGATTACAAAGAAATGACTTCCTATATATCAACAAATCTCCGTTGACAAAACCATCACTAACATATCCTGTATATCTATATGAAGACGACAAGGTAAGTGTATATCCAACAAGTATACAAACACCTGCAGATATAACGTTTTCTTATCTAAGGAAACCAACTGATGTAGTTTGGGCTTATTATATTGATAACGCTACTGGAGGTTATATATGGGATGGTAATGGTGTACCTCCTAATCCACACACTGGTCCTTTTCCAGCTACTGGTTCTGTGAACTTTGAAATAGAAAACCACGAGCAAACAAATGTTATATTAAATATACTAATGTATGCTGGTGTGGTTATAAGAGATCCACAGATAGTTCAAACGGCTGCTCAAATGGTTCAACAAGATGAAGTAAACGAAAAAAGCTAATAACAAATGGGACTATTAACAGAAAACAACGAACAATACTACGCTGGTCAACAAACTTTTTTACAACCAAACCCAGTAACTACACAAGTTTTTACATGGACTGGTGATACACAATTAGTTGAAACTACTGTAACTACTAATATTAATTTTGCTGTATATAAAAACAACGTATTATTAACAACAACAACTCAATATACAGTTAGTGGCAACTCAATAACGTTAATAGGTACTGGATTAAGTATTCCTGGAGATGTTATACAAATAAGAATACTAGAACCAGCTTTATATGAAAACTATGGTAGCTATGAATACATATCCTTACATGATATAGTTAACAACTTTATAGTTGCTTATGTTGGTACAGGTAAACTAATTCCTAGTATTAAAAGAACAGATGTAATGTTTCATGCTAAGAGAGGATTACAAGAGTTTAGTTATGACACATTAAAAAGCATAAAATCACAAGAGTTAACTATACCGCCTAGTTTATCTATTATAATACCTCAAGATTATGTTAATTATGTTAAAACTTCTTGGGTTGACAGCTTAGGTGTTAAACATATTATATATCCAACAAGGTTGACTAGCAACCCATATAGAGTACCAGTTCAGGACGATGCTGGAATACCTACTCAAGATAACGTTGGCAATAATGTGCAAGGAGACTCAAAAACAGAAGAAAGATGGAGTGATGCTGACATGAGAAGAATAACAGGTGGGTATGATGAAAACTTAGATGCTTCAGTGGATAACAATAGATATAGTAGGTGGGGATTAGGACAAAGATATGGGTTAAACCCAGAAACCACACAAGTAAATGGTTTTTATACTATTAACGAAAGAGAGGGTAAATTTTCATTTAGCAGTGATTTAGCAGGTAAAATAATAATACTAGAATATGTGTCAGATGGTTTGTCTGTTGATGCGGACATGAGGGTACCTAAGATGGCCGAGGAGGCAATGTATATGCATATTGCATATTCAGTGTTAGCTGGAAGATCTGGTGTCCAGGAATACATTGTATCTAGGTTTAAGAAGGATAGAAGAGCTGCTTTAAGAAATGCTAAAATAAGATTATCAAATATAAAACTAGAAGAGATAACTCAAGTGATGAGGAATAAGTCTAAACAAATCAAACACTAATGGCAGAGATTAAAAATACTTTCCTGAAATCCAAGATGAACAAAGACTTGGATGGTAGATTAGTTCCTAACGGTGAGTATAGGGATGCTGAAAATGTTTCTATAAATAGATCAGAAAACTCTGATGTTGGTGCTTTAGAAAATATAAAAGGAAACGAACTGTTAGAAAACTTCGGATTATCTGCTACAACTTCTTGTATAGGTAATTACGTAGATAATGGTTTAAATAGAGTCTATTTGTTTTTCACTGATCACAATGCTTCAACAATTGCCCCTTTAACTGCTTATTGTTCTATAATATGTTACTATTACGATACTGACACTTTTGATGTTTTAGTTAGAGGTAGTTTTTTGAACTTCTCAAAGACAGAACCTATATATGGTGTCAACTTATTAGAAGACTTATTATTTTGGACTGACAATAGAAATCAACCTAGAAAAATAAATGTTGAAAGTGCCATCACAGCCCCGGCTACTAGTGGTAATCCTTACTATGATATAGAGGAAACAATATCTGTTGCTAAGTATTATCCATTTGAACCATCAGAGTTTAAGCATACTATAGAAATAGATGTAAGTATTACGACAATATCAGACTATCAGCCAGTTGCTCCTAATTCTGGACACACAAGTGTTGTCACATTTACACCTTCTGATATACCATCTGACTATTTACTACACCCTGGTTTACAGTTTTATATAAAAACTTTAGGGACTGGTTCTATTCAAACACCAGAATATCCATACTTCTATCAACTAAAAAGATTTCCAAGAGTCTCATACGGCTTAACAAACACTACTACATTTACAACAGATTGCACTAGCAATTACAAGTTAACTCCAACACCGGCAAGCACTAGTGGTTATTATGATAACACTTTTAGCTACAGTATTGGTGATTTCACAACTTATTTAGACGGTAAAATATATAAATGCATTTTAGCTACTGGTGGTGGTGTTGCTCCACCAAATGCAAGTAATTGGATTGCTGTGGATTCAACTTTTGATTACGATAAATTTGAAACTAGTATACCTATATTAAATGGCACTGGTGTAGACTACAATGGAACAGCAACAATAGTACTAGTTTACCCAGAGATTGAAAATGCCACTGAAAGATGGTTACCTCCGTCTTATAGATTGTTGGTTAGTAAAGCTTATATTGCGTCAAACACTACTCAATCATTACCTGGAATAATAGAAAGTCAAGGTGCAGACACATTAGCTAATCAATTACCTTGGACTAGCGTTCTTGGCACTGGTGCAGCTATTTCTTTTGATCCTTTAGTAACAACACCACCTGGAACAGTGGTACCCGTAGAAATACAAAAACCTATAGGTAATATTGTTTTTAAGCTATCTTTAGTTGATGAAAATGGACCTAATGGATGGGGTCTTGGTGTCGGGCAGACTACAACAAATATAAATAAAAAGAGAGCATTTGTTAAATCATTTCTTTTCCCTGGAATGAGGGTTAATTCTCCATGGTTTAGTGATGATGACACTTTTGTTATAGATCAAATATTTACAAACGGTTTTAACTCTAGTGATCAAAAGTTTTCTATAACCATAAGAAAGATAGACGAAAACGGTAACGGAATAAACAACTGGACAACAGGATTTATTGATGAGCCAGGTGGTAAAATGTGGTTAAGTTTTTCATATAAAAATCCTGGCTATGATAAAGATTTTGCAGGTGATGAGTTTTTTCTTAAAGATAAATTTGCTAGACTAAGTTATAGATATAAGTTTGATGACGGTGAATATTCTTTAGTAGCTCCATTTTCACAAAACATTTTTATACCTAAAGACTATGGTTATTTTAATCAGTCTAATGAATGGTGGGACAATAGAATTCAAGGTTCGTATTCTGTATCTAATGGCTTTTTAGCTACTGGTGATCCAACAACCCAAAGTGAGTTTATTGATTTAGGTTCTACTAATGTTAATAGGTTGATGGAAAACATAGTCAATAAAGTTAACTTAAGAATACCTATGCCATATTTAAGTGGCAGTCAAATACAAGTTGGGCAGATTAAAGATTTGTTGAAAGTTGATAAAATAGATATAATATTAAAAGATGATAACAGTACAGCAATGACTGTTATAAAAACTATTGATACAGATGATACTTCAATTGTAGGTAATACAAGCACTTCATATAAATACACTTATAATGGAGAAAAACCAATTAGAACTCTACCAGAAAGAGAAGTAACTAGAGTTTATGATAAAGTTCCAGTAAAGGCATTAGCACAAGAAGTCTCTGGTAATAGAGTTATGTATGGTAATTTTCTAGATAAACACACTTCTCCAATATCATTAGATTATAGTGTAGGTGTTAGTAGAAAACTAAAATCAAACGATAGTAAAACAACTTTTTCAAGTATAAAATACCCTAATCATTCAGTAAAGCAAAATAGAACATATCAAGTAGGTATAGTGTTAGCTGATAAGTTTGGTAGACAATCAGATGTGATAACAAACCCTTTATTACCAACAGTAACTAGTTTTGATAATAAAAGACCGTTGATAGTTGAAGATATAAGTAGTTCAATAAATAGTCCACAAATTGGTGGTTATGCGGTTAATGGTGGTGTGGATGACGTATATAGAGATGTAGGTTATTCAGGTGGAAGTGGTAGTGGTGCCAGATTTACCGTTACTATAAAATCAACAACACTGTGTTCTATAGAAGTTATAGGGGGAGGAGATGGTTATGAAGCAGGTGATGTTATTACTATAATAGACCCTGGCTTTGGAGGATCTATGCCGGTAATAACAATAACAGCCGATGATTTACAAAAGTTAAACTTAGAGGGAGATACTGTAAATAGCAAATATATAGATATAGATGAAGGTAATAGTCCATTAAAAAGTTTTCAATACCTAGATGAAAATTATACTGCTATTTCAATTATACCTGAGATGGATGTAAAAGGTGGTAGAAATCTAGTTGACTGGGTTGGTGATAGTATAAAGCTAGTTTTTAACGAAACAATACCAGCAACTGGAGATGTAGGTTACCCTGGACTATACGATAAAGATACTAACCCATTAGGATGGTATAGTTACAAAATAGTTGTAAAGCAACAAGAGCAAGAATATTATAATATATATCTAGCTGGAATACTTAATGGTGAACCTTATCTTCCTCCATCACTTTCTGGAGACTTAAACCCTAACTATAACAATTTATCTACATTCCCATTAATTGGAGATAACATAAATAAAGTAACAATTGATTATGATAACTTTGATATAAGGGATAATGTTAAGTTTTATCAAAGTAAATTAAAACTATATCCAAGAATAGCACCAGGTAGAGGTTCTGTGTATGATAATGCTAGTGGTAACTGGGTTGCTAATCTAGTTTCTAATGTTCAAAAACAAGTATACAATAAAGATAACTATGAAAAAGTAGTTTTTCTTGGAGGTCTTGATGATGTTTACCCTAAAGATGGTAGAAGTGGATCTTATACTATTAACACTAAGGCTATTTACAAACAAGATAGTAATCCATTCACATGTGTTATAACTAATGACTCAAATATAGGAAACGTTGTGTTAGACGACACAACGAGAGATTACAGGAATTTTTTAGTGGAGTTTGATAATAGTGGACCAACGCCTACTAACTTACAATTATCAACTATTGGTGTTATAGAAACAGAACCAGTAGAGTCTAATTTAGAAATATTCTGGGAAACTACCTCTTCTGGTCTTGTATCAGATATAGTTTCAGGAGAGATAGAAGAAGTTGAATACTATAATACTTATTGGAATAAAAGAATTTCAACAGGCATGACTGATGTAAATCTTGTTGGTAAAGACCCAGTTCAAGCATGTAAAGATTCAGCAACGTGGCCTGGACCAATTTCTTTTTTCGATGCAATAACTGGTGAATTAAGACAAAACAATAGCATTAGTTTTTATATGCCACCTCCAATTCCAACAGGAGCAAATATAACTTCTTTTAATGAAGGTTTATATAGAAATGCATCAGCAGTTAAAAGTATAAATTCTAACTTGTATATAGAAGAATCTAGAATATTTGGTGGTTTTAATAATGATTCAGCTGGTTATGGTGTTAGAGCTTACATAAACGAAGAAGAATCTATACAACAAAGAAGGTTTAATTCATTGATATATTCTGGAATATACAATTCTAGAACTGGTGTTAATAATACAAATGTGTTCTCAGTTAGTGAAGATATAACTAAATCACTAGATCCTGCTTATAGGTCAATACAAAAATTGTATGCTGAAGATACTAACTTGATAATATTTCAGGAAGATAAGGTTAGTAGAGCGCTGATAGACAAAGATGCAATATACTCTGCAGAAGGTGGAGGAACTGTTACGTCTAGTAACCTTGTTGTTGGACAAATAGTACCATACTTAGGTGAGTTTGGTATAAGTACAAATCCAGAATCATTTGCAATATTTGGTTTTCAGAAATACTTTGCAGATAAGCAGAAAGGATCTATTCTAAGGCTATCTAGAGATGGTATAACCGAAATAAACAACTATGGCATGAGGGATTTCTTTAGAGATCAACTGGGGACTTTAAGCTCATCAGCAAAATTAGTTGGAGGTTACGATGTACATACTAGACAATACGTTTTATCTATACAAAATCAAAGTGGAAGTTATAATACTTTAAGTTTTGATGAAGAGGTTAAAGGGTGGACGTCTAGGTATTCTTATAAACCTAACTGGATGTTTAGTCTGAATAACAACTTTCTTAGTATAGAAGACGATAAGCATAGTTTGTATAGACACTATAGTGATACCACTAATAGATGTAGCTTCTATGGTGTTAACAATGATGCTGATATAACTTTTATATTAAATGCAAATCCTTCTTTG